GGCAGGGGAGGGGGCAGGCGGACCCCCGGGGGCGGAATCGTGGTCGGGTCCGCGCCGCGCGCTCTCCCCCTATATAAATACATATACACACCGGCACACCTTGCCGCCCGGGGCTGTGACAGCAATGACACAATTTTCTACAACTTTTCCATGTGGCACGTAGTGACACGATTTCCTGTAACTTTTTCAAAAACAACGAATGACACCTTATGACCCTTTTTACTATAACTTTCGCATATGAGGTTTTTAAAACCCCTATAGGGAAAAGTTTAGTGATTTAGCGTCAATACATGTCATCGACCTATTTCTAAAAAGTTGGCGACTTTTCCGTCATACTTCTTCAGCGGCGCTGCGTTTTCACAGACCACTGTTACAAAAGGAGTGAAACCAAATGGCAAGAATCACAACTGGCGCTACCTTCGGCATCACAAGGCGGGAGGCTTTGATCTGTCGAGACATGTTCGAGGGTAAAAGCATCGAGGACATCTGCAAGCTCTATTTCAATGTCCGGGATGCAAACGGCAACGTGGACAAATCCAAGGTCACGGCTGCCCGCCGAAAGATCGGCGCGATGACGCGCAAGAAGGCTTTCCAGGAATGTTACAAAGCCCTCATTCGCGAGGTCACCTTTGAGCGCATTGGTGACCTGGTCAATAAGCTGTACAAGCAGACCGACGACGCGAACCCCTGGGTGGCCAACAAAGCGATCAACGACTACCTCACCCGCTTCCAGTCCGCCGTCACCGGCGAGGACAGCAACGAGGTCGTGGTGCGCGTGGAGGGCATGCCGAACATCGGCACACCCGACGACGCCAACCCCGTCATCGCTGCACCGGATGACATCATTGACACCGACGATGACGATGTTGATGACGGCGGTGAGTAATCGTGGCCGTCACGATCCACTACAAGCCGACGCCCAAGCAGGCGCTCTTCCATGCGTCCCCCGCCAATGAGATTCTCTACGGCGGCGCGGCTGGCGGCGGGAAGACGAAAGCCTTGATCATGGATGCTCTGTTTCGCTGTCTCAAGTTCCCGGGCACGACGGCTGTCATCTTCCGGCGAACCTATCAGGAGCTGGAGGACACGGACATCAAGGAGGCCACCGCGTCCTACCCCAAGGAGCTGGCCAAATACAATGCCGGGCGGCATGAGTTCGCACTGGTCAACGGCTCGAAGATCATCTTCCGCCACTGCGAGCATGAAGCGGACAAATTCAACTACTCCGGCATCGAGATTCAGTTCCTCTACTTTGACGAGCTGACATCCTTCGAGCAGGGCATCTACGACTTTCTGAAAACCCGTCTCCGCGCCAAGAAGTCTCTCGGCGTCGTGCCCATCGTGCGCAGCGCCTCCAACCCCGGCAACATCGGGCACGGGTGGGTGAAGAAGATGTTCGTAGACGCGGGGCCGTACCTCAGTATCCAGGAGCAGCGGGTCTATTCGGAGACGCTGCACCGTGAGAGGGTGATCCGGACGCAGTACATACCCGCGCTGGCGACGGAGAACCCGTTTATCACCGACGACTACATCTTCGAGCTTGAACAGAAGCCCAAGGCTCTGCGCGACGCGCTGCTCAACGGCGACTGGGATTCCTTCGAGGGCCAGGTGTTCGTGGAGTTCCGCAACGATCCGGAGCACTACAAGGACAAGCGCTGGACGCACGTCATCGAGCCGTTCCCGATCCCTGCCGACTGGCCGCACTATTTCAGCTTCGACCACGGCTACTCCAGGCCGTTCGCCTGCCTGTGGTGGGCGATGGCCCCGGACGGCACGGCGTACCTGTACAAGGAGTGGTACGGCGGCAAGCCACGGCAGGCCAACGTGGGCCTGGAGTACACCCCGCGTCAGATCGTGGACGGCATCCTTGCCCGGGAGGCGGACGAGGTCAAGAACAACATTCACATCGACCGTGTGTGCGACCCGGCCATCTTCGACAAGAGCCGGGGTGACAGCGTGGCTGACCAGATGGCCCCTGACGGCTCCCGGCCTGGCGTCATCTTCCACAAGGGTGACAACACCCGCCTGGCGGGCAAGATGCAGGTGCATGAGCGGCTGCGGTTCGACCACAACGGCAAGCCGGGGATGTACATCTTCTCCACCTGCGAGGACTGGCTGCGCACCGTGCCGAACCTGCCGTACAGCCTGACCAAGCCCGAGGACGTGGATACGGACGCTGAAGACCACGACTTCGACGCGACCAAGTATTTCCTGATGGACCACCCCATTGCACTGACGAAAAAGACCCCGCCGAAGCCAAGGCCCTTCAGCCCCTTCGACGAGGTGCAGCGCAGTTACTATTGACGGAGGCGATTGCATGACCGAGGAGAGACGCATCCAGGAGGAAAGCTACCTGGAGGAGCAGCCTTTGGACGAGGAAGATAAAAAGCTGGTGGATGAGATATACCAGCGGCTGGATATCTTCGAGGAGCTGAACCGCCCGTACCACGACGAGGCCAAGGAAGCCAGGGAGATCGTGCATATGCGCGACCCCCAGCAGGATGACCCGGTCATGGTCAAGCGGAACGGGAAGAAGGTGCTGCAGCTCCATACGCTTAAATCTACAGTCAACAATGTGGTCGCCGACCAGATGGAGAACATGCCCGAGGCGAAGATCATGCCGGAGACACCGGATAAGCAGAACCTCGCCGATGACCTCCAGGACGTGGTCCACCACATCGTGTACGTTGTCAACGACTACGAGAAAGTCCACCACCGCAGGGCGGAGGACTTTTATGTTGCGGGTACGGCCATCACGCAGGTGGCGTGGGACCCGGACATGGCCTACGGTAAGGGCGATATCGCGCTGTTCCGCTATCCCGTGGAGGCGTTCCTGTGGGACCCCACCGCCGAGCATATCCAGGACAGCCGGGCGGTGATCAAGGTTAGCTGGCATCCCCTGAGCTGGTTCCGCAGCCACTACCCCGAAGCCGGTAAGTACGTGCAAGCCGATGAGAACAACCACAACAACGTGGGCCTGGTGACCGGCCAGGAGGGCACGAGCCACGCCTCTGACGAGGACAGGGCACTGCTGATCGAATACTGGTATCGCACCTACAGCGCGGAGACGCACCGCTACAAGATCAACGTTGCCTATTGCGCGGGTGGAGCGCTGCTGGAGCATCACAAGGGCGTGTACGCTCACGGGTTGTACCCGTTCGTGGTGGACGTACATGACCACATCGAGGGTGTCATGGTCGGCGAGGGCCTGGTGCACGAGCTCGTGCCCATGATGAGGTACATCAACCGCTACGCCTCCTACATCGACATGAACCTGCGCATGAGCTCCAAGGGCCGTATCATCATGCGGCGCGGCAGCAACATCGACCGGGAGGCCTTCGCCAACATGGAGGAGGACTTCGTCGAGGGTGACCGCGTGGAGCAGGGAGTGGACTGGAACTGGATTCAGAATCAGCCCTTTAACGGCATGATCGCCAACCAGCTCGCCCAGCTTCAGAGCGACCTGAAGGCCGACTCCGGCGCGAACCAGTTCACCCGTGGTGAAACTACAGGCGGCATTGTAAGCGGCAAGGCCATCAACTCCCTGATCGAGGCGGGCGGCAAGATCAGCCACCTGCGCACCGACCAGCTCAATTACGGCTTCAAGGAGATCGTCGAGCAGATTCTCTGGCTGATGGCCGAGTTCTACGACGAAAAGCGAATGATTGTCCTAACGGGCCGTGACGGGCAGCAGCGGGCCATCACCATTGACCCCAGTATCTACTTCGGCAAGAAGAGCAAGGCTGGTATCCCGCCGCCTCCCTACTCCGTGCAGATCGAGGTTCAGACCCGCGACCCGGCCAGGATCGCCAACCAGAACCAGATGTTCATGGAGGCCTACACGATGGCCGCGCAGGCACAGCAGGCATTCCCGCTGTCCGCGCTGTTCCAGATGCTGAACCTCGACGGCAAGGATCGGATTCTCCCGATCATCCAGGCCAACGAGCAGTGGCAGCAGCAGATGATGCAGATGCAGCAGCAGATGGAGCAGATGCAGCAGCAGATGGAGGGCCTGCAGAAGGAGAACTCCAACCTGCGCACCTCCGCCACCCAGATGAGCCACGCGCTGACCAACATCAACGCCATCAGGGGCGGCGGCACGATTGACCAGGGAACCCCGACCAAGATCGCTGAGGCAGGCGGAGGGCCGACTACTATCGGAGCCGCTGCTGAGGTCGGGCGGCAGTCCTTGATGGAGCCCAGCTATGAGGAGTGAAAATCCCGCGTTTTCGCGGGTTTTTCAATATAAACCATCTGCGCCGCGTTTTCACGGACAGACGAAAGGAGTATCTCCATGGAGAACACGGTCGAAAACAAAGTGGTTGAGACTTCGGCGGACGACGCGCTGAATGAGTCTTTGCCCGAGGAACTGGATGCATCCGAACCGATCGAGGCCGCATTGCAGGAAGCGACTGAGGAGCCCGCTGCTGAGGCCGAACCGCAGGGCGAAGAAGCCCCGCCCAAGAATGAGCCGGGCTGGATTCGCAAGCGGATCGACAAAGCGGTGAGCAAGGCCGTCGCCGAGGCGGAGCAGCGTGTTGCTGCCGAGTACGAGAAGCGCTTTGCCCCCATGATGGATCGTATGCTGGACGCTGAGGCGAAGGAGCTGGTGCGGCAGGGAGAGTTCAAGTCCCTTGACCGTGCGAAGGAATACCTCCAGCTTAAGCAGGGACGCGAACCGCAGCAGACCCAGCAGACGAACCGTGACGCGCATGGGCGCTTCACTCCTCAGCAGCAGGACGAAACCGTGTCCGCCAGGGCCGACTTCCTGGCGAGGCAGGCTGAAAAGATCAAGGCCAAGCGTGGCCTTGACGTGATGGCGGAGTTCAACTCCAACGAGGAGACCCGTCAGAAAATTGTTTCCGGTGAGTGGGACTTCTACGACGTTGCAGAGACGATGGACGCATCGCAGCAGCGCAGACGGAACACCCCGGCCCCCATGCGTTCCCCGAATGGAGCCAGTGGCTCTGAGCGCAGCTCGATTGCCACGATGACAGACGAGCAGTTTAAGAGGTTTGACCAGAAGCTCGATGAGGGGAGACGCTATTCGATCTGAGATAAGGAGCGATAGCAATGGCGAATCCCTATGCCAACATCAATCTGTCCTATGACGCCGGTGTATCCCCGACGCTGCAGGACTACTTCCAGCGCCGTGCGCTTGAGAACGTTCAGCCGCACCTGGGCTATGCTCAGGACGCCGACATGATGGAGCAGCCCGAGCACAACGGCAAGCACGTCCACTTCCACCGCTTTGTGGAGCTGGGCGCGATCACCAAGCCCCTGGAGGAGGGCGTCACCCCGGAAGGCCAGAAGCTCTCTGAGACCACCTTCTCCGTGATGACCAAGCCTTACGGCGGCTATATGCCCTACTCCGATGAGTTCGACCTGAACCACATCGACAACATGACCAAGGCCATGAGCGACCGCCTGAACAACCAGGCCCGTCTGAGCATTGACACCGTGATCCGTAACCAGATCAACGCTGGCCTGAATGTCATGTACCCCGGCAACGTCACTGACCGCAGCGCCATTGCCGCCACCGACGTGGTGACCTATGCCGTCATCAAGCGCGTTGTGCGTAAGCTGAAGAAGGCTGGTGCGCAGCCCTTCCCGGATGGCTACTACCACGCGAAGATCGACCATGACACCTACTTCGACCTGACCCAGGACCCCCATTGGATCGACGTGGCGAAGTATCAGAACGACACCCGTGTGCAGCGTTATGAGCTGGGCACGATCTACAAGGTCAAGTTCTTTGAAATGGACAACGGCAAGACCTTCGAGAATGAGACCTACCTGTACGGCTCTGTGGCCAGCCTGACCGCCAGCAAGAATTTCGATGCTGCCAACCGCATGATGACCGTGTCCAACACGATCTCCGAGGATGAGGCCCGCGAGCTGACCGGCAAGCTGGTGTACGTGCAGTACACCGATAATAACACTGCTGTGCAGACCCCCATGTGCGTGGAGCGTGTCAACGCCACCGCCAAGGAGATCATCTTCCGCTGGGTTCCCGGCACGGATGTGACCGCCAACTGGACGACCTCGAAGACTCTGAAGATCGTTCCCTCCGGTGGCTCCGCCGTTTCGGGCGTGACTGTGCACTCTACCCTGATCTACGGCCAGCACGCTTTCGGTATCGTGAAGCTGGGTGGCCGCGGCAACCCCAACATCCAGACCATCATCCACGCTCCTGGTTCTTCCGGCTCTGACGACCCGCTGAACCAGCGCGGCACGATTGCCTGGAAGGTGAAGCACTTCTGCGCTGCGATCATCCAGGACGACTTCATTGTCCGCCTGGAGCACGCGGTCAGCGCCTAAGACCTTTGGGGCGGCACTTGCAACGAGTGCCGCCCCTTTACACAGAAAGGAGTAATCCTATGCCTAAGACCAACCTGGGCAGCGGCGACCTGACGGTGGCCACTCCGATCAAGACCACTGAGGACAAGGGTATCCGTGTCCGTGTGATGATCCCTGCGCGTGAGAGTGACGCCTCCGGTGTGGAGGTGGATCAGGTGGAGTACGTGTCCATCAGCAATGAGCTGGGCGACAACTTCATCCGCATCAAGCGCGGCGAGTGGGTGGATGTCACCCCTGAGACCTTCATGCTGCTGAAGCAGCGCTACCCGAACATCTAAGAGGTGATTCCAGTGACGGTGGGCGAGATCAAAAACGAAGTCATGTTCCAGACCACCAATGATGTGGAGGACCTGGAAGAGTTTCTTCCGTACCTGACGGACTACATCAATGAGGGGTACGACAAGATGGTGTTCGCCTGGGCGAAGGATCACGTGTCCACCGATGGCGAGTACCCGCCCTTCACTGAGGATACCGATATACCGCTGCTGCCGGAGTGGACGCATCGCGGGCTGGCCGACTACGCCACGTGGCTGGTCTACCGCAACGGCAACCCGCAGAAGCAGCAGCGAGGACTGTACTTCCTGAACGCCTTCGAGGATCTTTTGGCCCGGATTACATCCGAGGGTGGAAAGAACGGACGGGTCAGGAATTTTATAAACATCCCGAGGTGATGGCATGAGCGCGTATGAAACCTCCGTCGCTATCTCCGCTTTCCGGGGGCTCAACCAGACCGGCGACGGCTACAACATCGCCCTGAGTTACGCCCGCACGATGGAGAACGTGAACGTCAAGGGTGGCGCTTTCCAGCCCATGCGGGAGGGCCTGCCGATTGCCCAGACGCTCGACCATCCTATCGGGACCTTGGCCTACCTCCACCGGCGCTATCTGGCTGATGATGGCGGCCCGCAGACGATCCTGGTGGCCCTCAGTAATGGCAAGGTCTACACCAAGGGCCTGGACACTGACGACGCTTGGGTGGCGCGGTACGAGGGTCTGACAGACGATGACTGTGACTGGGTGACCTACGAGGTCAACCGTGAGGGTGAGGTGGACGAGAGCGGCGCTCCGGCTCCCGTGGACGTGCTGCTGTTCACCAATGCGTCGGACGGCATGTTCTGCCTGTACGGCGACGACCTCCACGTGGAGCAGGTGGAAACGCCCTACAAGTTCGGTGTGCTGGCACGGTTCAACGAGCGCATCTGGGGAGCCGGGATCAAGGATATGCCGGATTCCCTGGTGTACAGTGCACCGTTTGACCCCTTCGACTGGAAGGCCCAGACCGAGATACCAGAGGACGGCGCGGGCGAGATCATGCAGCCCTCGTGGGATGGCGACAGCTTTGTCGCCCTGCGGCAGTACGGCTCCTACCTGCTGGCTATTAAGCGCAATTCTGTCTGGCGAATCTACGGCACGAACCCTGGCGAGTTTGTCATCCAGCGGCAGTATGGCGGCGGTACGATTGAGGAGAACACCGTGGCCGTCAGCACGGACTATGTGTACATGCTGGGGCCCAAGGGCCTGCTTCGGTACGATGGTAACTCCGTGAGCCACTTCCAGCAGGAGGCCGTGAAGGAGCTGATGGAGAAGCAGGTCAACCTGTCCGCGCTGGATAAGGCGGTGGCCGGGCTGGCAGGCGGCGTCTACCATCTGGCAATCCCCATCAACGGGTCTGCGTTCTGCAACGCGATTCTGGAATACAACACCCAGGAGGGGGCCTTCGCCCTCCGAACCAATGTCAGTGTCGATTCCTTCCTGCAGGTCAGCGAGCGCCTGTTTTACACATCGGCGGTCGAGCCGGGGCGCGTGATCGAGCTGCGGGATGACATCGGCACACCGCTGCCGTGCGTGTGGGAGTCCTGCTGGCAGGACCTGGGCGTGAAGTCCTCCGTGAAATCAGCTTTCCTGTTTTACGCCCTGATCGAGGCCGAGGCTCCGTTGGAGCTTTACCTGGGCATCCGCACGGAGAAGAAGCTGAAGCAGAAGGTGGTCATGGTGAAGCCCGGCAAGACGATGCGGGTGCATCTGAACAATCAGGGCCGGTTTTTCCGGCTGGAAATCAAATCCTACACGGCGATCCCCTATAAGATCGCAGGTGGCGTCAAGGTCGATCTGGAGCTTGACCCAGACTAAGGAGCACGTATGAACAAGAATGCGTCCACCAACTATCAGTACCCGTATCCGGCAGAGCCGAGAAACTGGAACACCGATGAGCGGCAGTTCTCTCAGGGCTTGCGGCGGTTGTTCGATATCCTGTTCGCCCGGAAGCTGCAGGGGGTCATGATTGCAGACGGCGCTGTAAACGGAAGAACCCTCGCGGAGGCTTCTGTCGCCCAGCGGCATTTGGTGGAAGGCTTTGGCGCGGAGTTGGACATCAGTGAAAACCCGGATATGGTGCACGTGACCGCTGTGGCTGGTGCAGCGCAGAATGCGGCGGATGCAGCAGCCGTCGCCGCAGCAGCAGCCCAGGGTACGGCTAACACAGGTGTGGCCGCCGCCGCTGACGCACAGACTACGGCGAACCGTGCGGTTACAGCTGCGTCTGTAGCCCAGCAGACGGCGGACGACGCGGCCACTGCGGCGGACGCGGCTCAGGCTGAAGTGGACGCGCTACCGGATGTATTCTTTCCGGTTGGCACAATTGTGATGACGGATGAGGCCCCGTCCTTTGGCACGTGGGAAGAGATCGATCTGGGGCTACAGGGCGTGACGGCCTGGAAGCGGGTCGAGGAAGGAGGAGACAATGGCGGCAACGCTGGTTGAAAAACTGTACTCGATCCGGCTGGGTGTGCAGGGCGAGAACATCGCCAACCCCATTGAGATCGACATGACAAGCTGGGCGGAGAAGTTCCCGGAGGCGGCGTTTCACATCCTGTTCAAACGCTACAACGAGACCGTGGCCTACCCGGTGCTGTCCGAGTACGAGGACAACATCCTGACCTGGTACCCTACGCTGGCCGATACGGCGGTTATCGGCGTCGGCTACGCGGAGATTCGCGCCATCGACCCGGATACTGGGCTGGTGAAGAAGAGCCGCATCGTGCCTACCGCTGTGGAGAACAGCGTCAGCGGCAACGACAGCGAGTACCTGCCCGACCCGATGGAGCAGTGGGCGAACAAGGTGCTGGCCGCCGCGGATTCCGCGAACGCTGCGGCGGCCTTTGTAGCTCAAACGGCTGCAGGCGGCGAGTTGCATTTTGCCATCAATGCTGAAGGGCATCTTATACTGACCTATACGGAGGAGGATTAAGAAAATGGCTGATCGTGAGCCTGTTGAGCTGGACCTTGGTACTGTTACAAGTTACGGACTGGCCAGGGAGAACGGTTTTGTCGGCAGCAACACCGCGTGGGTCAAGAAGATTATGGCCAATGCGACGGAAGAAGCGGTCGAGGCTGTGGACGATAAGGTGGACGCGCTGGACACGAAGGTGGACACGCAGGTTGAGACGATCAATGCTACCATCGAGCAGGAGGTCGGCGCTGTTGATGCCAAAGCTGACGGCATCGCTGCGAACCTGACTACGCTGTCCGGTGTAGTTGCGCAGAAGATAGATACCGAGGACGCAGAGGCATCTTTCGTTCCGGTTCCCACTGCCAGTGGCGCGCAGGGTGACGCTTTGCGGAACAACGGTGATGGCACGACGGCGTGGGCTCCCATCGGTCTGCCCACTGACGAGCAGACCGGCACGGCGATCAACGCTTGGCTGACCGCCCACCCAGAGGCTACCACGACCGTGCAGGACGGCGCGATTACCCGGGCGAAGTTGGATGCTGGCCTTCAGGAAAAAACCGATATGGTTCTTGATTTAAAGAGCGCTGTTACGGTCTTAAAACCGATTGAAAAATCATATCCAGAATCATTTTTTGACACGGAAGAGATTACGAACACGGTAACTTACACCAGAGAGTCCATCAACTACGATGGTACGATCTCTGGCAGTACAACCCGTCTCGCAAGCAATTTTATTCCATTAGGGAATAAAATTACAATTCATAATGATGATACGTCGACGGAAACCGGGATGCAGTATTGGATTCGTGTTTATAATGCGAATAAAGAGTTTATTGCGAATGCTCAATTCACTGGCGAAAATACATGTGTTGTCGGAACAGGTTCATCGTATGGCTTGACCGCAGTATCAAACGTTAATATAGACAATATCATCAGTGTGCAGAGTGATGCCGCATATATCAGGCTATCCATTCGCTACATGGCAACAAGCGCCACAACCATTCTCCCTTCTGATGTCGATTTTGAGTATACCGGAAAGGTTTTTAAGGGTGGTTCGCTGGATGATTATTTTGTGCACAGCGTAGCGCCGGAAAACACAACGTTTTTCGATATATCAACAAACCTGTATGACGGCCATACGCTTGAAACCGGGAGACTGGTGACAGGCGGCACAGTCGATTCAACGAAAACAGGATTTCAGACAACAGGTTACATTGATATTCACGGCAATGCCGGGAAATACATCATGGCCGAAAATATCGCCGGAAGCATCGGATATTACGGCGTAGGCTTCTATAATGCGGACAAGGTTTTCATTTCCGGGAACGGCAGTACAAGCGTTGCGGCGATCCAGATTCCGAACAATGCCTATTATGTGAGGATGACGATTGCCAACGGATCAAACGTTTTTCCGTTCATCGGGATCAATAGCACGTCATCCGCTATCCCGTATGAGCCGTACTATAAATATATCAAATCTGGAAATCTCAATGCGGCCGGGAAAAACTGGTACAAGGGAAAGATTATTGCGGCACTTGGGGACAGTATAACCGAAAACGGCGGTACGGTCGCTGATACGCATAGTGGATGGAGAACCTATGTATATAACTCACTTATCCTTGCTTCTCCTGTTGTAAATAACGGCATTGGCGGTACTCGTGTATCCGGTGGCGGTGAAAACGCCATGTGGCAGGATGCCCGGATCAACGCCATCAGCACGGATTCGGATGTTGTGCTGTTTAACGGCGGCATGAACGACTGGGGCGGCAATGCACCAATCGGTACGATTGACAGCACGGATACGGATACGTTCATGGGTGCACTGAATGTTGTTGCGCAAAAATTGCTTACACGTTTTCCAAACACCCGGATTTTCTGGATGACAACAACGTATGGTAGAAACAACAATGACGTAACGCCAGACCTTAACGGGCTTAACCTGACAACACGGGACTATGCGGAAGCAATCCGAACCGTGGCGAAAAAATACGGTTTTCCGGTGATTGACCTCTCCGCAGAGTGCGGATGGAATGAAATCAACTATGCGGATTATCTGAACGCTGAATCCGGGATTTATATCCATCCGAATAGAACGGGTGGCAAACGGATTGCAGAGGTAATTATCGGCAGACTGTTGCAGTTCCAGAAGATTGAGTAAAATGTGAAATTCTTTGACCAATTCAGATCAAGATAGAAACTTAAATAGGAGTTTAACGCATGATGGATTTTATAGACTGGCTTATCGAAATCCCAGTTATTTGTAAGATCGGATTATGCTTTGCGGTTGCGTTTCTCCTGTTGCCACTTGGACAATGGCTTGATTACAGACGCTGGGTCAAGGAATATGGCAAAGAAGAAGCTGACGAAATCGCAAGACGATATTGAGTTAAATAGGAGTTTTGATCATGACCGTAAAAGAATTGATTGAAAAACTACAACAAGAGAATCCTGATGCGCTGGTATATACGATGGATAATTCAGATGATATTGCTCTCATTGTAACCAGAGTTAGCAGGAATATTCTTGAAGGGAAAGACGAGACAGTTACAATACATTAAATAGGAGGATAACACCGTGGATAAGAAAGTCAATATTGAGTTTACTAAAGAAGAGTTCGACAAAATCATTGAGTTTATGGATGGCGGCGAATATGAAACCGTTCAGCAGGCTATTATGGCGGCAGTCGAAAACGCAGAATAACTTAAATAACACTTTAACTAAGGAGGCGGCCTGAACGTATATCAAAACGAACCCGAACCCCCACGGGCTGTATGTAGGCGATTGCGTGATCCGGGCCATCTCCATTGTAACAGACAGCACGTGGGATCAGACCTACTGTGAGCTGGCGATGTACGGCTACATGATGAAGGACATGCCGTCCGCCAATCACGTCTGGGGCAGCTTTCTGAGGGAGAAAGGCTTCATACGGAAAGCTGCCCCGGAAGATTTACCTGACGTCTACACGGTCAAAGACTTCTGCAGAGACTACCCAAATGGAACCTATCTCCTGGCTACAGGCAGCCATGTAATCGCAGTCATCAATGGCGATTACCTGGACGCCTGGGACAGCGGAGATGAGGTTCCTATTTACGTTTGGAGGCGTAATTAAGATGGCAGCATTTAACCCGTATGCTCCTCTTCCCTATGCGTATCCGACCTACCCCTATGTGACTCAGCCGATGACGCAGCCTACATCACAGCCCCAGGGCATGACACCGCCTGTGATCCATGCGGACATCATCCCCGTGGCAGATGAGGCGGAGGCTGATCGCTACCCGATGTCGGCAGGCCAGCCGCCTCAGATGTTCATGAAGCGGGATGAGAGTGAAATCTATATCAAAACCATGCTGGCCAACAACCAGCATGAGCTGGCCGTCTACCCCAAGAGACCTGCCGCGCCGAAGTTTGACCCCGGTGAGTATGTCACACGGGAAGAGCTGGAGAAGCGATTGGCCGCACTGAGCGGTAAAGAGGAGGCGTGAGTATGGGGTTCCTGAACAGTCGTATGCCGCAGATGCCCGGCCCTATGGGCAACATGATGAACCTCATGCAGCGCTTCCAGCAGTTCCAGCAGACCTTCCAGGGCGACCCGAAGCAGCAGGTGCAGCAGCTCATGAGCAGCGGGAAGTTTAGCCAGGAACAGTATAACCAGGCGGCCCAGCAGGCGAACGCCTTCATGAAGATGCTGGGCGGCAAGTTCTGATCTTTGCCCGTTCGGTGCACAGGGCGGGTTGAGATAAATAAACCGTAAAGGAGTAATGTAACATGGCACTCGAAGAGAACGGTAACTCCGGTATCCCCGCCACGATGCTGGTCGGCCCGACCGGCTACGGCAACAACGGTGGCATGGGCTTCGGCGATGGCAATGGCTGGTGGATTCTCCTGCTGTTCTTCCTGCTTGCAGGCGGCAACGGTTGGGGCAATGGCTACGGCAACGGCGGCGGTTTCGTCAATGCCGACATCCAGCGTGGCTTTGATCAGTCTGCCTTGACGACCGGCATCAACAACCTCCAGACCGCGATGTGCAACGGCTTTGCCAGTGTCAATCAGGGTGTGGCAAACGGTTTCGCCCAGGCTGAGATCTCCGCGAACGCCCGCCAGATGGCTGACATGAACCAGAACTTCGCGCTCCAGACTGCTCTCCAGAATTGCTGCTGTGAGAACCGTCTGGCAACTGCTGGTCTGAACACGACCATCGCGCAGGAGGGAGCTGCCACTCGCGCCAACTGTGATGCGAACAACCAGAAGATTCTGGACAAGCTGTGCCAGCTTGAGCTGGACGGTGTCCGCCAGAACTATGAGGGTCAGCTTCGCGCGATGCAGTATCAGCTCAACGCGGCCAACGCCGAGAACCAGACCCTGCGGTTCCTCTCCTCTCAGGGTGCACAGACCGCCCAGATCGTGGCGAACAACGAAGCGCAGACCGCTGCCTTGGAGCAGTACCTCGCGCCCACTCCTCGGCCTGCCTACGTCGTGCAGAATCCCAACTGCTGCGGCAACCAGTACGGTTATGGCTGCGGCTGCGGTGCGTAAGGAGGGCTGACAATGGCGGAGTTTGCTTTTAACCCTGTGCAGCTCGTTCAGCCGAACCAGCCTGTTGTGCTGGATACGGTGATCCCCTGCAACAAGGGCTATGTGTACCATCGGAACCAGAGCGGTATTCTGATTCTCCGTGGAATTGTCAACTCTCCCTGCAACTGCTTTGCGCGGTATCAGGTGACCTTCAACGGCAACATCGCCCTGCCGGAGGGCGCGACGGTAGGCCCGATCAGTGTCTCCCTCGCGCTCGATGGTGAGCCGATCCAGACCAGCAGGGCCATCGTGACCCCCGCCGCGGTGGACAACTACTTCAACGTGACCGCCACCGCGATTATCACCGTGCCGCGTGGGTGCTGCTTCAACGTGTCCGTGGAGAACACCTCCGAGTCGGCCACGCCTGCAACGACACCCGCTCCGGCGATCAACGTGCAGAACGCGAACCTGACGGTCAGCCGTATCGCGTAAGGAGGGATAGACAATGGACCAGACAATGGAACGTATTTGCGGTATGCTGGCCGAAGAGCTGGACGCCTTCGCTGAGAAGGAGAAGCTGGACAGCATGACCAAGCTCGACTGGCTGGACAAACTGCTCCATGCCAAGAAGAGCATTGTCACCATCATGGCGATGGAGGAGGGCGGCCAGAGCAATGACTCCTACCGCAGCTATGATGACAGGAGCTACCGTGGCAGCTATGACGGCGACATGGGCGGCGACAGCTACGCCCGTGGCCGCAGTCAGCGCACCGGTCGTTACGTCAGCCGGGAGGCTGGGTATTCAGGGCATGAGGACTACGCCAAGACCCTGGAAACCATGCTTCGCCAGACTGGCGATCCCAAGAAGCAGGAAGCGATCCGTGAGGCCCTGAGCGCCTTGCAGAGCCGCTAAAGGACAGGGGGCGGGGAAATGGCCGCGACTGCTAAGGGTCTGATCAACCAATTCTTGGAACTCTACCGGGCTTCCCCGCCCTATGTCTGGGGCGGCTCCAGCTTGGATGGCATGGACTGCTCCGGGGCTTTCGTCTGGGCGTATAAGCGCCTCGGGTTACCCAGTATCGCCCACGGCTCCAATTCCATCGCCCGGTTCTACGTGGTGGAGCTGTTGCCCATGATCCACGCGGAGCCGGGCATGGCGGCCTTCAAGTCTCGGGAGCCCGGGCAAAAGGGGTACGCCTTGCCAGCCAAATTCCAGAAGGGCGGCAAGGACTACAATGGCGATCTCCGGGACTATTACCACATCGGCCTGGTGGACGAGACAGGCCGCTACGTTTACAACGCGCAGAGTACCTCCACCGGGTTCGTGCGCAGCAAAACCACAGCAGGGTGGAGCTGGTGCGCGCGCCTCAAGGCGGTTGACTATCAGACGGGAGATGAAATCATGACACCTAAAGTTGTAACCGCCGAAAATGGCGGCAGGGTGATGGTTCGCTGTACACCAAGCACCAACGGACGGATCGCAGCCCGGCTCAAGTGCGGCACAGTGGTGCAGGCGGGGGATGACCTGGAGGGCTGGACACCCATCAAGTATGACGACATTCAGGGCTATATGATGTCCGACTTCCTGACCCCGCTCAACGAGAGCGTCTCTACGCCCACGGATTTGCCCGCTGCTGGGCCTGCGAACGGAGACGGGCAAGTTATCATTCAGTTACCGTACAACGTCGCACGGAGCGTCCTGGAAGCGCTGGTGCGGGTTCTGGGGGTGGGCTGAGATGAAGACGCATGAATACTGGGATAAGGCAGTGAAAGTAGCGGCTGCGGTCGGCGGGGCCATCGCGGGCTTTCTTGGTGGCTGGGATATGATGCTGAGAGTTCTGGTTTCCCTCATGGCTGTGGACTATGCGTCCGGCCTCATCGTCGCCTGGATGGGCAAAAGCAGGAAAACCAAAAACGGCTACCTTGACAGCAACGTGGGCTTCAGGGGCATCGCGAAAAAGGTTCTGGTGCTGCTGATGGTTGCGGTCGCCGCGATGACAGACAAGGCGCTGGGCGGCGAAAGCACCTCCGTTTTCCGGTCTATGGTGATCTGGTTCTACATTGCCAACGAGGGCCTCAGTATCCTGGAGAACCTCGCGCTGGCCGGCGTGCCTTTTCCGGCGAGCATGAAGAACGCTTTGGAGCAGATGCGGAAGAAGGCGGATGAGCAAAAGCCACCCGACGCCGATGATGCTTGATATAGATTTAGGAGGGATGAATGATGGCCACCAGAGTGACAACGAGTAATAAGCTGGCCTTGAGGTCCGCTTTCGGCACAGCGGCAAATAAGACGGCCACGAAGGCGGCCACGACACCTGCCGCAACGACACCAGCCGCAACACCTGCGGCTACAACCCCGGCTGTAACCACGCCGACCCCGCGCCCTACGGTCACCTCGATCACAGGTGGGGACGATCTGGCCACAGCGCTGAATAAGCTGGTCGATCAGTTCAACCAGGTCCCCGAGTACCAGGCCCGGACGGCAGACCAGCTCCGGGAGCGGGCGTCGGGCGAGTATCAGACCTACTATGACCAGCTCCGCCTCGCCGCCCAGCAGCAGCAGGAGCGCAGCGCCCTCGCCCTCGCCCAGCAGCGGGAGAACATCGGGCGATCCTACGACGACGCGCGGCAGGACTCCGCCGAGCAGTACCGGCAGGCCTACAGCCAGGCTGACCGCTCGATGCTTAACCGGGGCATGCAGCGCTCCACCTATGCCAACCAGACCCTCGCCAACCTCGCCCAGGAGGGCGTGGAGGCCCAGGGCGATTTGTGGAAGCGGCAGATTCAGGATCAGGGTCAGGTGGATCAGCAGACTTCCCTGCTGGCCCAGCAGCTCGCGGCCCAGCTCAGTCAGTATGACGCCAGCCAGGCCTCCGACATTATGAACCGTATCCGCCAGTTGGAGGATCAGGACTACGAGCGCGGTGTGCAGAACCGCCAGGAGCGCAATAACCTCAGCTCCCAGATCATGGAGTACCTGATGAAGAACCGCCAGTTCGAGGAGGACAAGCGTCAGTTCGACCTGAACTACCAGCTTCAGCGGATGAACGCACTGAGCAGCTTCGCCGGTGGCAGCAGCAGTGGTGGCGGTGGCGGCGGCAGGTCGTACAGCAGTGGGGGTGGATTTGTGAAGCCCACGGTGAAGGCGAACGGCAACACGTCGGGGGCGGGCGCAGCGCCGAAGCCCACGGATAGCAGCGTCCTCAACGCGCTGAACAGTTATACTGTTACGTATACGGGGAATAATTCTAAGAAGAAAACAGGAAGCGGCAAGGGTGCAGCGAGCATTTCAGCCGTTCGATAGTATAGACGTGGAGGTAGACGCTGATGGCGATTAAGATTGGCTCGCAGCTTCAGCAGCGCATTGATGAAGAGAAGCAGAAGAACTCAGCCGGGGGCAATGCCTCCGGCTCTTCTTCGGTTCAGTATTATCAGCCGGGTAGTGGCTCCAATTCCAGCAGCGGTAGTAATCAGCGCCAGACTGTAGGAGCGTCGCAGAACAACCGCACGGTCTACCAGGCAGGTGTGCAGTACAGTCGCAGCAGTCTCTCCGATGATTCCCCTCTGGAACGTGCTAAGGAGCGCACAGCTCAGCAGCAACTCCAGTATAAGCCCGCTGAGGATAAGTGGTACAAGGGTGTGCAGCCGACACTGAACGAGGCTTATGCCCGGGCTTATCAGATTTCGCAGACTGATCCGGAGCGGGGGCGTCAGATATTCAGCGATCTGGACGCGCGCTCCAAGGACGAGACCAGTGTGTTCTATCAGCCCTACGCCACGGCGACGAACAAGGCTATCGCTGAGATGTCCAAGCTGGGCTGGGATATGAGCGGCGGCGTGACGCAGAAATGGATAGACGATAACGCCTATCTGATGCAGTACGCTCGCACGGTCACCGGCGACACTCCGCTGGCTCCGACGAAGAAGAGCAGCAAGCAGGAGAACGCCGCCTACTGGTACTATCAGATTGCCAAGGAGGAGACGAAGACCCAGAAGGCCGAGCAGGAGTGGAGTGCGCTGCAGAATGAGATCGCCTACTGGACGCAGCATCCGGCGAACTACAGCGACGAGCAAATCCTGAACAAGATCAACTGGAAGAACTACTCTACGCTGAACGAGCTGGATAAGGACGCGGCCCTCGGTGTGCCGACCCGGCTGAACCGTGGCATTCTCTACAGCAGAGACAACCTGGGCGGCCTTATCTGGGCCAACCGTAACGAATCCACCGGTGACATTCATGCGGACGCGGTGCAGGCTCTGTTGGGTCAGGGTAAGGGCTGGATTGAGGATAAGAAGGTCAGCGCTCGCCTTGATCCTACCAGCAGCAGCTTTAACCCCTACGCGGTCAGCTCCACAATGGACGATGTGGGGATGTACTATGGTCGCTTTAGCTTCGACCAGAAATGGCTGGACGACAACGCCTCCATGAAGAACAGCATGGATGCGACCGAGCAGAAAAACTACGCGAGGGTCTACACCGCCGAGCAGACCACGCAGAAAGCCGAGGCAGAGACCAAGGCGCTGCTGGATAAGGCGAATTATTATCTATCCAAGTCCTTTGATGCGGATAAAATTATCGCCGCGCTCAAGGATGACGACTTCGCCAAGGACTACCCGACGCTGGCCAAGATGGATGAGAGTCTGAAGAGCGGCAAGCTCATCGACACCACCCGCGCTATCGGCTATGACTGGGAAGACCTGAAGCGGCAGATCGTTGATGCCTGCGAAAAGAATAAGGCGGCTAACCCCACAGCCTCCGCCAACGAGACGGCTAAATCCCTGGGCGGCGATGGGGTCTTTTCGGAGAACGCTGCGCTCATCAATGCTGCCGGTGAGTCCAAGCTGAACGCTCTCATGGGCGTGGTGAACGACCACGGCACAGAGCGTGAGAAGGGCCTGCAGAAATGGCTTCGCACGACGACGGACACGCTGTCCGGATTTGTGGGCTGGGTGAAGGACTCCAAGCCTGACCCCATTGTCTCCGCAGAGGCCATGCGGCAGGTGGACGCCCGGAACGCCAACGCGAACTACATGGGCCTCCGCACGGTGACTGCTGGGTATGAACAGCGGCAGACTGCGCTGGAGAAGGACAAGCAGGACCTGGAGAAGCTCAACGCGCAGATCGCCGCTGACGAAGAGCGGAAGACGAAGGCCGGGGCGTCAATCCCGACATCGGGCGCGGTGAGCGCATATGCGGGTCTTGATGACTACAATAAGAGCCTTATCGAGATGCAGATCGAGGCCGATGCCGACCCCGAGATGATCTCTACGGCGCTGTCCAATTTAAGCGGTAAGCCCGTGACCGTCACGGAGAATGATATTGAGCAAATCCGTGCCCAGCGTACACAATCTGAAGAGGCCCCGCAGGATACCTGGACACCGCAGGATGAAAACTGGCTGACGGTGCAGAAAGAGCGTCAGGCGGAGCTTGCCCGGGATATCGAAGAGAGCCAAGCCTGGCTGGATCAGAATCTGGAAGATTACAACGCCAAGCGTAAAGAGGAGGAGAAGCTCGCCAAGCAGTATATGCAGACCTCGGGTCTGGCGGAGATGCTTGGCGTTTCCAGCAATGACGGCGCGGTCGAGCTGGAGCTGATGGATTATCTCTACGAGGTCGGCAGCACCTACGCCCCAACCCAGTGGAGTTCCGCCCTGGCCTATGACATGGCTATCGCTGACGGGCAGACGGCGGAAACTCTGCAGCCCACCATTCAGCGGAACCTGCTGTCCAACTCCAACGATATCGCCTTCCTCGAATCCATCCTGACTCAGGCTGACGAGCGGAAGATCAACCTGCCGGATGGCTTTGCCGACAACATTCAGCGCCGTATCGATGCTCTCCGCAAGGAGAACAGGGAATACGCCTACTGTATGCTGGACGGTATGGAGGATTTCCAGTCCGTCGTGGCAGAGGTTAGGAGAGAGTTCAATGCGTTAAATTCGGATGATATTACCAAAGGCAACACCTACGGTGCGTTGATGGTTGGTAATAACGCGGTCTTTGCGACCAGCGTGTCCGGGCTGGTCAACGATGCTGCTGTAGCTGATCCGAGGATGCAAAGTGCCCAACTCATGACCGACGCGGAGAAGAACAGGTATTTCTATCTGGTCAAAACCGAGGGCTATGACGCGGCAAATACATATCTTGATTTTCTGTATGACAGCGTGCTTCAGGTTCGCGCGATGGAAGGCATTCAGAAGACCGTACACGATTTTGCTGCGGAGAACGGCTGGCAGGCTGCGCTGGCCACCACCGCTTCGTTCGGTACGAATCTTTTGAGCGGTACGGGTGCACTGTACTCTATCTGGCAGCGGATTACCGGCAACGAAATCAACCCGTATAACCGAGCTTTCCAGATGTCTGTGGTCACCGGCGCGGCGCGGCAGGGCACATCGGAGCTGATCGACAAGGCCTCCGGTGGCAGCAAGCTCGCGCAGGATGGCTATTCGATCTTCTACAACGGCGTGGATTCCTGGCTGAGTTCTGTCTTCACCGGTCCTATGTTGCAGAAGATGGGCTTCCTGGATAAGCTGGGCGCGGCGGGCAAGAAGGGCGCACAGAGCGTGCTGGAGAACATCCTCGGCGCAGCCCCGGCGGGTATGCGGGCAATGGACAGCGCGGTCCGGGAGGCCAAGCTGCGCGGTGCGAGCGACAGTCAAGCAATGACGCTGGGCCTTGCCAACTTTGTGGCTGAGACCTTCTCCGAGGGCTTCACCTACAGCAACATCAAGGGCGCTGAGGGGAAGGCGCTGACAGGTTCCCTGAAGGAGTTCCTGCTGAACCTGCCCAAGGATGGCCTGGAGGAGGCCTTCGGCGAGGGCTCTGCGGAGCTGGTGGAGTCGATGGCTGACACCTGGATCATGGGCGCGAACAGTAAGCGCGAGGAAACGATCCAGGCCTATCTTGAACAGGGCTACCCGAAGGCCGTTGCTACCCGGATGGCTGATGAGCAGATGATCAAGGACGTGTTCCACGCGGCCTGTATCGGCTTTGTCAGCTCCGGCGTCAGCAGTACGCTGGGCTACGCCAAGGGCAGAGCACCCGAGGTCGCGGCCAAGGCCAGCAATTATGTCGTCCAGAAGGTCTTCGGCCCCGAGGTTTTCAGCGAGATTCAGAAGGCCGAGGTTGCGCCTGTCCGCTACACGCAGAATCAGGCTACGATTACAGCGCTCGGTGTAAATGCGCAGGGATCCCAGGACGCCCAAAACCCAAGCGCTGCAACGGTTTCTGAGGGTCAGGGGTCTGCGATTACATCCCGGGATGGAAACGCAGGCGGTATGTACGAGGAGGAGACCGAGGCTCCTGACGTCTCCGATATGTACACTCCCGCAGCGCCGACCAGAGACATTCAGCAGGAAAAGGCTGACCTGACCGCGCTGAACGAGCAGGAGAGTCAACAGTCTGCGGCTACGGGTGAGACTGTAACTCCTACCCCGACAAAGGATATCCAGCAGGAGAAGGCTGACCTTACTGCGCTGAACGAGCAGGAGAGTCAACAGCATGCGGCTACAGGTGAGACTGTAAACGCACCGGCTGCCGAGGCCCCTGCGACTACAGAGGAAACTGTAGATCAGGACGAGTACGATTCCGAGGATACACCCATCGAGGCCTACGACGTGGACAACGACGCTCTCGCCGAGCAGGACGCGCAGGCAGCCGCCAATCTGGAGGCACAGGCGCAGGCCCAGGCGGACAGCAACCAGCAGAAGGCTAAGGACGCGGTGATCCTCAAGAACGCCGCAGCCTCTTCCAACGCCACCACCGCCACGGTCAGCATGGCCGCCGTCCTCGATGATCTGGGCGTCGCGCCGATCACCAATGGCGACACCCAGTACACCGCCAGCGCTGCAGCCGTTGAGCTCGCCGATATGGCGGGCAGCTCGCAGGACGCCGCGTCCATGGTCCTCGACATCATGGCGCAGAACCTCACCGTCACCAACAGCGAACTGAGCCAGGCGATGACCTGGGGTGCGCTGTCGGACGGTGAGACCCACCAGATGATCGCCGACCTCCTGAACGGCACACGGCAGGTGGACGCCGCCACGGCCAGCCATTTGGCGCAGGCCTATCAGAATGACCAGAGCAACGCCAGCTTCCAGGATATGTGGAACAAGGCGAAGGATGTCGTCAAGCAGCACCGGATTGCGGCCAATGCTCAGAACCAGATTGCCTTCGGCGCGTTGGGGCCTATCGACAACCTTGAAGCCATCGTCAAGCAGAAGATTCAGAACGCCCAGAATGCTCAGGCCGGTCTGGAACAGGCCCAGGATCAGGTTGCCGCCGCCCAGGCCAACGTTGATACAGCCACAGCGGAGCACCTCGCCCACGCGGACGATCCGTCTACCGTCTCCCCCGTACAGCAGGCCGTGAAGGACCTGGAGGGTGCGATCAAGGTGGAGCAGGAGTACCAGCAGAGCGTGGCCAACGCTCAGGCTGATCTCCAGGCTGCCAAGGACAAGCAGACCCAGGCCGAGGTGGATGCGATGACCGCGATCCACGAGCAGGCCGTTACTGAGGTCGAGCAGCAGGTACAGGCCGAGGATGAGGCAGCCGCCCAGGCTCAGGCCCTCGCCGAGCAGCAGGCCCAGGAGGCGGAGGCGCAGGTAGCGGCACAGGCGCAGCAGGCGTATGATGACGCGGTCAGCAAGTACGAACCCACTAAGGGCTTCGGCAAGATCGTCCAGATGGATATGGTGGGCGGTGAGACCGTTGACGTGATTGGTGTTGTGCATCATGAAGGTGATAGCACCATCTTTATGACGTCTGATGGTCGGCTTGTCAACGACGATGACATCATCGAGTACCTTGGCGACGGTCAAAAGTCCGTGTCTGACACGCTGGTCAACTGGAAAAAGAGTGACAACCTTCCCGGGGCGAAGGTTGCCGCGTGGTTCGACCATGTGGTGGAAATGACAGACCCGGACACGGGCGACCCTGTCAAGCTGATTGGCATTGAAAGCACATCCGCCAACCTGAACGATGACCCGGATGCTGAAATATGGGCAAAGGCCACAGACGGTTATACCTACGAGATCAGCAGTTGGCAGGCTGGAAATGCTGCGGACGGATCGTACATCTATGATGTCCTTTATGACAACGCGGATAGCATCCCGGTTGTCGCAAGCATATTTGGCCAGCCTGTGGCTACGCCGGAAGCTGTAACTCAGCAGAATACCACGATAGCAGCTACACCGGTAGATGTAAACGCGCAGCAGCCTGCGGACGCTACGACTACAGCGCAGACTGTAAATTCGCAGGATAACACGGCGGCGGCTACATCTGCTGATGTAAACGCGCAGCAGCCTGCAGCACCCAAGAAGAAAAAAGCTAACTACCCATACGGTGAGAAGCCCGGCAAGAATACACCAGACCCCGACCTCCAGCTCCAGCCCTGGCAGGACCCCGAGCTGCACGGCAAGGTGAAGAAGCCCAACGCGAAGAAGGCCAACCCCAAGAGCGCAGCCTTTAAGAAGTGGTTTAACGATCCAACCCCCGGAAAGTTGCTATCCAATCCGGACGGCAGCCCCAAGGTATTCTTCCGGGGCTTTGGAGCCTACACCGGCAACCTGCTGGTCAACCATAAGTCAAACGGTAAGCGCGTAGACCCGGATCAGCCTAAAAAGTACCGCAATTTCTACTCTGACATGAAAGAGGTTGCAGCGGATTACGCGGGAACGGATAAGGTGCTCACCTTCCGTGATATCGTCAACTGGGAGACGGCTGCAGCCGCCATGAAGGATATCGGCTATTCGCTAAAGGCAGAGCAGAATCCACAGACTGGCGAATGGGGCTATCAGGTTTATAACAAGTACGGCTACAAAGCCAATGGCATCGAGCACGGCGGCTGGTATGCTGAGAATGAGCTCTCTGAGTTCCGTCACACCTATGGAGGCGGGCTGCAGTCCGAGGGTATCCATGCGGGCTACATTTCGTGCCAGAAGCCTTTGGTGTATGACGCTGGCGGTAGCTACTACGGCGCGTTATACGTAACGGCGACGGCCCCGGATGGCGCGACCGTGCAGAATCAGCACTTCTCCACGGATTCGCTTGCCGAGTGGGCCTTTGACCACGGGTTCGACACTGTGATCGTGCAGAATGTCAAGGATACTGTCGCGGGCGGCGGCCCGGCAAACAACACGGATATCATCACCAGCAGCCCCGATCAGTTCAAGAGCCAGTATAACAACGGGCAGTTCAATCCGAAATCCTCCAACATTTTGTACAGTAAGTCTGTTGACAACGGCGGGCAAAATGGTGCAGCTGGGCAATTACCCGCAGCGCCTACACTGGGTGGCGTAAACGACCAACTGAAATTCTCCAAACTCGTCCAGCAACAGCGGGCGACGCAGACCCCCGGCCAGAAGGCTGTGGAGAAAGCCAAGCCCAAGTACAGCCCCGCAAGAATAGCCAAGCGCCTGTCCAAAGAACTCGGGCTTGGCTTTTACAGTGCAAGCGGTAAAAAGCTCATCAACAATGCAGCCGTTCAGGGCTACTACGACCGGAGGGCTGGAGCGATTGCCATCCGCAATAAGCAGCTTGGCAATTTTGAGATCACCATGCATGAAGCTGGCCACGCCCTGGCTGATAAGCTGGAATTACAGCCTACACAGGAAATGGTGGACAACCTTGTCCGGATGGAGCCTGAGTTCGCCAGCGCCTACACTCCCGAGGAGCTGCCCCACGAGGCAATGGCCGAGTTCATGTGGCGCTACATGGAGAACGAGCAGGACGCGCGCGACTTCGCCGGTGATGCCTTCTATGACGAGTTCGAGTGGCGGTTGAAGCAAAACAAGGCTGACTGGGAGGCTGTGTACGAAGCACGGGCTGACCTCCAGACCTGGCTTAACGCAGATGCCAACGAGCAGATCGGGGCTGTGGTGCATAGCCGTTCCGAAAAGGAGCATGTCGCGCTTAGAGACCAGTTTGCAAAAGTGGTTGCCCGAGTGGTGGACAGCACAGCGCCAATGGAAGCGGTAGATAACTACATTCGTGAAGTCACTGGCAACAACACGCTGGCCCCTGGTGAGAGTGTCCGACAGTACGCATTAGCCGCAAATCTTGCAGGGAAACGCGCTACCTCGATACTGACTGGCGCCGGTTTGACTGACGTAAACGGCAACCGGATTGGCGACAGCCTTTCGCAACGCCTTCGTAATGTTAATTTCAAGGCAAAAGACTCAAAGATGCTTGACGAGTATATGCTGGCCAAGTATTCGATGGAGCGTGATAAGCAAGGTAAGCCCGTGTTCGACAGCCACATCACCCCCGAAGCCCGGGAGGCGTTCATCCGCGATGTCGAGATGAACCATCCGACTGTGGCTGCCGCTGCTGAACAGTTCCAGGAGTTCCGACGCGAGTTTATGGAAGCCCAGATGGTCGCCCCGGGCTGGATCACGCAGGGTCAGTTTGACACGATGGAGGAAGTGTACAACGGTCTTTATGTGCCTACGCAGCGTGTATTCCCAGACGGGAATAGCCGTGAGCATAGAGGTAGTACGAAATACACCATAAAGACCGCCACAGGCTCTACACAGGATATTTACAGCCCGATGGAGAGCTTTATCGGTATGGTAAACGCCATCGTGCGGATGAACTGCATCAATAATATGAACCTCGCCTTTGACCGCGCCTATCAGAAGTATGGCGGCATGGGCACAATGGCCAGAGAAGTCCCGCGCAGTGGCCCTGATGTCACTATTGCAGATGCAAGCGGTAAGGCCCACCAGGTGCAGGAGATACTCGAAGGGAAGATTGATGGTGATCTCATGCAGCAAGTGCTTGAGGTTGTAGGCCGTAACGGCTACAATTCTGCAAGCACAAGCAGCTTTGACAGCATCAAGGTACAGCGCCCTGATGGCACGGTGGCAGAGTACGAGGTAGATAACCCCGAGTTGTTCAAGCTCATGGCTGGTGTCAGTGACCGTAAGGTTGGCACGGTATGGAAAGCTATCGGTGCGGTAACCCGTACAATGGCGGCCCTCACCACCGGCAGCAACCCGGTTTTCGCACTGAGAAACTTCATGCGTGACTTCCAGAACTCCGTCAACTACGGAAGCTGGGCGAGTAACTATGTGACTGGCTCGGCCAGGTGGCTGAAGGCTTTTGCTGAAGTGTGGAAGGGTGGGTCTGAAGACTATAAAGATTACGTTGCTTTAGGCGGAGGCGGTTGGACACGCTTTGACCCCACCCAGAAAAAGTCAATCCGTGAGATGAATGCCGAGCTGTACGATGACTATTACAAAACCAGCACGGCTAACAAACTTCGCGGCGTTGGGAAGAAGATCGTCGAGATCGCCACGCTGGAGCGCTTAAACGAGGTCGTTGAGCAGGCAAGCCGCTTCGCAGAGTACAAGTACGGTCAGCATGATCTGAAAACCACGGAGGGCAGACAGCAGGCTTTCCAGGCCGCGCAGGACGTGACCGTGGACTTTAATCGTGCAGGCAACAGCGAGCTCGCAGCCACACTCAAACAGATTGTCCCGTTCTTCAACGCCTCTATAGAGGGCACGTATCGCACCACGCAGATGCTGACGAAGGGGCAGCGCGACAGAGCAGCCGCGAGAATTACAAAGACGATTGTAAACACAGCACTCATGAGCGCCTTGTCCTCCGGTCTGCTGCTCAAATACTCGGATGACGACGAGAAGAAAGACTTCGCTCGGATGTCCAGTGAGATGAAGGCGCAGCACTTCTATTTCCCGAATTTCGCGCCTGGCATTTTCGGTGACGCACCTCTGATCCGCATCCCGTTGGCCCAGGACCCGCTGACCTATGCAATACATGCCGCGGTGACCAATGCCATCTGGAGCGGCTCCAGCGACGGGCTGGTGATCCAGCTTGAGGATGTGGCCAACCAGATTCTCGATACCCTGAACCCCTTCAGCAACGGAACCATCTTCAACGCTTTCCTTGATGTAGCACGAAACAAGACCTACTACGGCTCCAACATTGTCCCGACATACCTGCAGAACCTCAAAGACCCCACGGCCCAATACACCGAAACAACCCCTGGCCTGTTCGTGAATGCGGGGCGTATGCTGAATATGTCGCCTATGCACGTGCAGTACCTCGGAGAGCAGCTCACAGGCTTCGTTGGTCAGCTCCTTATCCCGGCAATGACGCCGGATGCAAGCGGCAATGTGGGCTTTGATACGGCTGTCAAGGGCATGGTCAATTCTGTCAGGAAGAAGTTTACCAGCGATCCGCTTACAAGCACTTCTGTAATCAGCGGCTTCTACGACACGTCAAACATCATCGACAACGTGGTGCAGGCGACCAACCAGGGCAAGCCTCTGAACCAGCTCCGGCGTGGGCTGTCTGATGCTGAGTACACTGCGGCCTATGAGGAGGCCAAGGCAATGACCAGCAAGGGCGGCGCGATCTACGACACCAAGCAGGCCATCACGGCGGGCTACACGGAGATTGACCGCATCAACGCCGATCCCAACCTGACCGATCACGAGAAGTATGAGCAGACCAGCGCCAAGCGCCGTGAGATGATCGAAACCGCGTGGGCGGCCAACGAGAAGCTGGGCGAGTGGATGGACAGGTACGTCACGGGTGGTAATCTGGTGGTGAACAGCCTGAAGGCCGGAGCCATCGCTCACAAGCCCACCGAGGCTGAGAGGATGGGTGAGGTCTTCCGCAACGACCTGAGCAGCGGCGCGGAGTACATGAGCCTCGTGCAGGACGTGGTCGATCTGAACGCCAGTGAAGGCCACGAGTGGCAGAACCTTTATCCGCACCCGGCTACGGAGTACACCTACACCGATAAGCTGACCGGCGAGGAGCTGACCTACACCTTCACCGATGAGGACAAGGCTGTGCTGGATGAGATTTACCGCGACGAGTACCAGCGGTATCTGGAGTCCAAGTATCTTGAGTGGTCTACGCTGGACGCAAAGAAAAAGCGCCAGATGCTCTCCAGCGCACACAGTGCCGCCAACAAAGAGATGAAAAAGTATTTCGAGAAAATGATGTTGCCAGATATCCAGTAATGAAAAATGGGAGGAGCCTTAACCGGCTCCTCCTTTTTTGTGGCTACCGTGTGGCTACAGAACAGTTTAGCGCGGTGTGAACAGGTATAGCCGAGTACAACAAAAGCCCTTGAAAGTCTAATGTTTTCAAGGGCTTTTGCGAAATAGTCAAGAAATAATCAGGTTATTTGGATTTTTAAGTTGCTCCCCTATCGGGGGCTTCCAAATTGGCTCCATTTCAACAAAGTTTAGTCCGTTGTGGCTAATGTGTGGTTACAGAGATTCTATTGCCGCACGGGCGTCAGCTTCGTCTGGGTGGGCGTAGCGGTCGAGCATACGGCTGTTGGACCAGCGCATAACGCGCCGAACCGTCTGCGGGGCTACGTGCTCTGTAATGGCCAGCGCGGTGGCCGTGGTATGGCGGCAGGAGTACGGGGTGAGCCGACGCACACCGGCAGTATCAAGAGCGGCGTAGTATGCCTCATAGAAGCGATCCTCGGGGAGCCCGACCAGTCTATCGGACGGTCTTTTGCCCTCCATGAGAGTCTGCAGCAGAGGCAGCACGGCGTCGGGGAGAAGGACGGAGACAGAGCGCCGAACCTTGGTCTTCAGACCGACACCGACGATCTCCTTATCCTCCAGGTGCACCATGCCAGCGGTCAGTCGCAGCAGCTCACCGGTCATCATGCCGGTGTAGATCATGATCAGCGGGTAGGCCGCTGCGGTGTTGCCTGCCTCGTAGGACTGCCAGAGCTTGGCCTGCTCCTCTGGGGTGAAGGGCTTGCGCTCCGTCTCCTCCAGGTGCGGCAGGGTCAGCAACTCAGGCAGGTGGGCGTTCGCCTTGCCTTCCGCTGCTGCCAGCTTGAACAGGTGGGAGAGCAGCACCCGCATATCACGGGCGGGGTAGTAGGTCTGGCACTCCTCGTTGATGATGGCCTGCAGCTCCGCGACTGTGAGCTGACCGATCTTCCGGGCGGCAAGGGGCTCCAGGCGTTTCCACGCGATCTTGTAAGCGGTCTGCTTACTGTCCGAGAGGGATTGCATCTTGCCATCACGGAAGGTCTCCCAGTAATGGAGTACATTCGGCGTCGTGGCTACATCTCCTTCTGTAAGTCGGCTGATGAATGCCAACGCCTCTGTCTTCGTGTCAAAACCGGATTTGCTTACGCGCTTCTGGAACACTTTGCCGTCCTTCTTATAGGTGTCCAGCGTGACACGCACCTCCCATTTGTTTCCGCGCTTGTACACGCTCCCCTGTCCGTTCCCGCGTTTCGATGCGGGCTTTTTTCTTTTGAGGACTTGGCCGCAGTATGGACAGGAGACCCAGGCCTCCTCAACGGGCCGATTGCACTTTTTACAAACCACGGCGTAACGCACCTCCCTGCTCCGATTTTTGATACAGAAGGAAAGAGAAGTAGTCGATTGTCTGCTCCATCACTTCATGTATCATCTCTGGCGTCTCTAACACATAGACGCCCCCGCCCGTGATGATAATGTTAGCGTCATCATCCACGGATTCATTCATCAGCGCGAGGTTCAGAAGAAAGCGAAAGACCTTTGGCTCTAAGGCGCGGGCGTAAATCGCTGTCTCCGTAGTGGTTAACTCATCTTTGGGTATTGGCGTATCTGCTTCTCCAATTAGATAAGCGACACTCACACCGAGAGCTCGGGCTATGTCTGGTATCAAAGACACGTCCGGCTTTCTTTTTCCAACTTCCCACTCACTCACCGTGCTCACGCCTTTATGCACGATTTTGGCTAAGTCGGCTTGGTTCAGTCCTGCAATTAGCCTCGCAGACCTAATGCGGTTTCCGATCACACTGTTCACCTCCTTTTTCAGCTTGAATTATATAGCTTCTTTCGATTTTGTCAAGAAATAATTCTGCGAAATCGAAAATTTACAATTGACATTTCTGTATAGTCGGCATATAATGCCATTGCAATCCGATAACACAGAACTTTGAACGGAGGTGACTCCCATGAACGAACCAGTGTACAGACGTGTACGCCGCTACGTTGACGAGCAGGGCATCAGCCGAAAACAACTGGCGATCAGTATGCACATTTCTGAAAGCAAGCTGTCCCTGCTGTTGAGTGGGCAGCGGAGACTGACTGTTGATGAGTACGTGCAGATGTGCGCGGCGCTCGCCCTGCCGCCCGGCAAATTCCTGACACCAGCTTCATAAAGAGGTGTAACCCATGACCCACGACGAGCGCATCCAGTATCTCAGACAGTGCGGCGAGACCATCAGCCCGACTCAGCTCGCCAAGATCATCGGTGGGCAGCCGTACTACTACAACCTGTCCGCCAAAGACGGCACGCTACGGTTCCCCCACATCTGGCGTGGACGGAACCTGCGGATATTTACCACCCCTGTGATCGACATGCTTGAAGGAGGAAAGCCATCATGATCACCCTGAAATTCACCGGAAGCCACGACGAGATCGTCAACGACATCAAGCACATGCTGGATGTGCTGGAGGGCGTCAAGGCCGATGAGGGCTGCAAGTGCGGCGGCCTGATCGAGGTCAAGCCCGCCGAGCGCCCTGCCAATGTGGCGGAGGACGCTCCCAGCCCTGCTGTGACGCCCGCTGAGGCCCCTGCGGCTGCGGTGGAAGAAGAACCCACCCTGACGCCCGAACCCGCCACAGCGCCAGCCGTAGAAGCGGAGGAGTACGTTCCCACGGCTGCGGACTGCAAGGCCCGACTGATCGACCTGCGGAACAAGCGCGGCTCCGCGACCCTGCGCAGTCTGCTGAAATCCTTCGGCGCGATGACCTTTAGCGATCTGAAAGCCGACCAGTACGCGGCGATCATGGAGGCCGCAGATAAGGAGCTCATCAATGGCAGCAACTGATCACGCTCTGCTGGGCCCCAGCAAGGCCCACCAGTGGCTCGCGTGTCCGCCATCCGCCCTGTGGGAGACCGAGTTCCCGGACCCGGGCAGCTCTGAGGCCGCCGCAGAGGGAACCCTGGCCCACGCCATCGCGGAGGATCACTTGCTTAAAGCGCTGGCGGGCAAGCGCCAGACCACGCTGAAGGTGCACAAGGAAGACCCGCTGTTCAAGCCCGCCATGCTGGAGCACGTGGCTACATACGTGGATGTAATCCTGGAGCTGCGAGCGGCGATGCCGTATGACGCCTCCGTGTGCGTGGAGCAGCGGCTCGACCTGACCGAGTGGGTTCCAGACTGCTTCGGCACAGCGGACTGTGTGCTCATCGGCGACGGACAGATGCACGTCTGTGACTTGAAATACGGCAAGGGCGTGGCCGTGAACGCGGTGGGCAACCCTCAGCTCAGGCTCTACGCGCTGGGCTGCCTGCACGAGTTCGGGATGCTCTACGACATCCAGACTGTGACCACCCACATCATCCAGCCCCGCCTGGACTCTATCAGCGAGGAGACGCTGACGGTGGAGGAGCTGCTGAAATGGGGCGAGGAGGTCGTCAAGCCTGCCGCCGCGCTGGCCGCTGAGGGCAAAGGCGACTACAACCCCGGTGAGGATCAGTGCCGCTGGTGTCGCTGCAAGAACCGCTGCAGGGCCTACATGGAATATGTCACCCGCTCCGCCGCGATGCGCTTTGACCCTGTGGACGAGCACGAACGGCAGGCCAACGAGCTATCCGATGAGGAGATCGGCGAGCTGCTGACCAGCGTGGAGGAGCTCAAGAAGTGGGCCTCCGGCGTGGCCGACTGGGCGCTTGACCAGGCCGTCAACCACGGTGCGCACTTCCCCGGCTGGAAATTGGTGGAGGGCAGGAGCGTCCGCAAGATCACCGACGAGGACAAGGCATCCCTTGCCCTGCTCGACGCCGATTTCAAGATCACTCAGATCATGCGGCTGCGCGGCCTGACCGAGCTGGAGGCTCTGGCGGGCAAGGAGCGGCTGAACAACCTGATCGGCAAATACATTGTCAAGCCGGAAGGCAAACCTACTTTGGCTAAAGAGAGTGACAAACGTCCCGCTCTTGACGCAATACAATTCACACCTATCAAGGAGGAAGAAAACAATGGCTAACACCCGCATCGTCACCCGTAAACCCGTCCGACTGAGCTACGCCAACCTGTTTACCCCCCGCGCCGCTGCTGATGGCACGAATCCCCGCTACTCCGTTACCCTGCTTGTCCCCAAGGCCAACACCGAGTTGAAGACCCAGATCGACGACGCTGTGAAGGCTGCCCGTGTGGCGGCTGCCGGGAAGGGCATCACCAACGCCAGCACCCTGAAGAGCCCCGTGCACGACGGCGATGGCGAGAAGCCCAACGGCGGCGAGTATGGCCCCGAGTGCAAGGGCATGTGGGTCATCAACGCCTCCTGCAAGACCAAGCCCCGCGTGGTGGACCGAATGTGCCAAGACATCCTGGATCAGTCTGAGGTCTACTCCGGCATCTGGGCCAACGTGGACGTCAATTTCTACGGATTCGCTGTGACCGGCAACCGTGGCGTGGCCTGCGGCCTCAACATGGTGCAGAAGGTGCGCGACGACGAGCCGCTGGGCGGTGTCACCCGTGACATGCAGTTCACGGCGCTGGAGGATGACGACGATGATCTTGGACTCTGATCAGCTCCCCGAGCTGCCAGCCGAGATCGTGACCATCCGCTACTGGACGCACAAAGGCCATTTCACCGTGCTCCTGCACAAGTACTTGCCCCAGGTCACCAAGGAGGACTGGGGCAAGTACCTCCGCATCCTGCGCGACGAGATGGACACGGAGGATCAGATTGAGCAGATACGGCGATGGCTGAACAAGGCAGCCTTCATCGCCCTATCCTGGGTCAATGAGGCAGACCGGCAGGTGGATGAGCAGGTCATCGAGCCGACCGCAGACCGCAAGCAGCAGAAGCTCAACAACACACTGATGAAGCGGCACAAAGCCGTGAAGCGCTTCCAGCACCACCTGCTGGCGCGGAAGGATATGTTCACAGAAATGTTTGGAGGTTGAAAACATGGAATTGAAAGAAACTATCGACTTGATGGTGAGCGAGAAATGGGAAGACCGCTTTATCGCGGAGTACCTGCAGACGAAAATCCGCTACGAAAAGCTGCATAAGCTGATTGTCAAGCGGGTAGCCGACAAGCTCGGCTTCGAGACGCCGATTCCGCTGAAAAGCTGGTGGAGGCAGGCGGAGCTTATGGGCATGTATCTCTATGAGCTGGAGTACCAGGCGGCCTTGCACGGAATCGAACTGCCGAAGGTGTAAAGGATGATGACACGTGGTCCTTTCCATCGACATTGAGACCTTCAGCTCCGTCGATCTGACCGAGTCCAACGTCTACACGTACTCCGAGAGCCCAGATTTTGAGATCATGCTGTTCGGCTATGCCTTCGACGATGACCCTGTGCGAGTCATCGATCTGGCGGGCGGCGAGAAGCTGCCCCGGGAGGTCATCGCCGCGATTACAAACCCCGACGTAATCAAGATGGCCTGGAATGCGTCTTTTGAACGCACGTGCCTCTCCCGCTACCTGATGCTCCCCGTGGAGTTCCTGCCCCCTGAGAGCTGGCGCTGCACGATGGTCTGGGCCTCCGCGCTTGGCCTTCCCAGGTCTCTGGCCGGGGCGGGTCATGCGCTGGGTCTGCCCGAGGAGAAGGCCAAGCTCAAGGAAGGCAAGGAGCTGGTGCGCTACTTCGCCAAGCCGTGCAGACCCACCAAGGCCAACGGCGGCAGGGTGCGCAACATGCCCTCCGACGCCCCGGACAAGTGGAAGACCTACATCGAGTACAACCGGCGCGACGTGGAGGTGGAGCGCACGATCCGCCATATGCTGGAGAGCCGCCCGCTGCCTGACGTGGAGTGGCAGACCTACTGGCTGGATCAGCGCATCAACGACCGAGGCGTCCGTATTGACCGGGAGCTGGTGGGTCAGGCCATCCAGATGTCCCAGGCTCACACCGCCGAGCTTACACAGGAGGCTGTAAACCTGACCGGGCTGGAGAACGTCAACAGCGTCTCCCAGATCAAGGGCTGGCTGGGCGTCGAGGGCAGTCTGGACAAGAAGGCTGTCAAAGCCCTTCGCGATAGCGGCAAACTGAGCCTCCGGGAGGATCGGGTGCTGGCGATCCGGCAGGAGATGGGCAAGACCAGTGTGAGCAAATACGAGGCCATGGAGCGCTGCGTCTGCGAGGACGGCAGGGTGCGGGGGCTGTTCCAGTTCTACGGCGCTGGCCGCACAGGTCGCTGGGCCGGAAGGGCGGTGCAGTTACAGAACCTTCCGCAAAACCACATCGAGGAGCTGGACTTTGCCCGCAGGTGCGCGGTGGAGGGTGACCGGGACGCGCTGCAGATGATTTTCGGCAACGTGCCAGACACCCTGTCACAGCTCATCCGCACAGCGCTGATCCCCAAAGACGGCTGCGTCTTCGCGGTGGCCGACTTCTCCGCCATTGAGGCCCGAGTGCTGGCCTGGCTGGCCGGTGAGGAGTGGCGGATGCGCGTCTTCGCCGAGGGGCAGGACATCTACTGCGCGTCAGCCTCCCAGATGTTCCACTGCCGCGTCGTCAAGCACGGCGAGAACGGCCACCTGCGGCAGAAGGGCAAAATCGCCGAGCTGGCCCTGGGTTATGGTGGCTCCGTGGGGGCCCTCAAGGCGATGGGCGCTCTGGAGATGGGTCTGCATGAGGACGAGCTCCAGCCCCTGGTGGACGCCTGGCGGAACACAAACCCCCATGTAACCGCCTTCTGGTGGGCGGTAGACCGGATGGTGCGCACGGCCATCGCCAACCCTGGCACGATCCAGAGCATCGGCGACAGGCTGGCGGCCAGACGAACCCGCAAGCTACTGACCGTCACCCTGCCAAGTGGCAGGACGATCAACTACTGGGAGCCCGAGATTACATTCGACCCCGCAACTGGGCGGGAGAACATCACCTACTACTCGACGGAAGCCGGACAGTGGAAGCGAGTGGAGACCTACGGCCCCAAGCTGGTGGAGAACATCGTGCAGGCCACAGCCCGCGACTGTCTGCGGGACGCGATGCTGAGGGTGGCTGAGACCTACCCCGACATCGTCGCCCATGTCCATGACGAGATGATCGTCGAAGTGCCACGGGAGGGCGCTGAGAAGGCGCTGGATGCCATCTGCGAGGCGATGGGCCGACCGCTCCCCTGGGCGCGAGGCCTGCTGCTGCGCGGCGACGGTTATCTCTGTGACTACTACAAAAAGGACTGACACCGGGCAGTGAGCGCTCACCGATGGGGGATGCGCGACCTCTCCGCTGCCGCCGTGCTCGACGGATCGTGACGTTTTCCTTTCACACACGATCCGCCGCAAAGCTCGACCGCTCACCGCCCATTACAGAGGAGGATGTAAACATGATGGAAGCGTTTCTGGTGCTACTGTGCGTGGCGTTCGGCGTCGTGATCGGCGCTGTGGCCATGAGCTATCACGACTGGCGGATCGAGGTCACCCGCGAGCTGCATAAGACGGACTGGCAGGAGACAGGATACCCCGTCAGGATCGACCCGGGCAAGTACATGATGCCGGAGAAGCCGGAGAAGACGTATGAGTGATAGACAGAATGTGCTGCAGGACATCCGTGATTACTTCGCAGAGTGTGAACGCAACGCCGCGAACGGGAGTGTTGCGAAAAACCGTTTCCGGGTATACCAGGACACCGTCATCGGGCTGGTACGTGAGGAGGAGCCAGTCACGCCGGAGTGGCGGCAGGGCAAACCGTCCTGCGGCGGCTGCGGGCTGCGGATCGCGTCTGGCCAGCGCTTCTGTCCGCATTGCGGAAGGGCGGTGAAATGGGATGGCTGAAACGAAGAGGGTTATCAATGATTTGAACGTGGTAAAAATCACATTATGCAATCCGCATATGCTACTTACTCCAGAAATGCGCGTCAGGATCGGACAGGTTATCACAAGCGCCATTGATCTGCTGAAAGAACAGGAGCCTATAGAACCATACGTTAAACATGACAACGATTATAGCTGGTATTACGTGTGCGGCGCGTGCCATGAGGCGATTGACTACAAAGACAGGTTTTGCCGTCATTGCGGAAGGGCGGTGAAGTGGGATGACCGAGCCTGAGATCATAGCCTGTATCCGGGCGGAAATGAAGGCCCAAGGGATGTCCTGGCGAGAGCTGGAGGACCGCTCTGGCGTCGTGCGCTCCAGCCCCAAGCGCTGGTTCCAGGGGAGCTGCACCATCACGGTTTTCACCCTGCTGTGTCTGCTTGGGGCGCTGGGGCTGGAGCTGACGATCAGGAAGAAGGAGGACACATGACCATAACGATCAGCGTCGGCGAGAGCCGTCGCTCTACCAACTGGACGCCGCGAGAGGTGACCTGGGAACAGCTCTGCCGCAAGCTGCAGACCCCGGTGCGCACGTCCGAGACGATGGCCGAATACGCGGCCATGAGTAAAGACCAACGAGCTGAGATCAAAGATGTAGGCGGCTACGTGGGTGGCAGGATCGAGAGCGGCCACCGCAAGGCGGGCAACATCTCCGACCGTCAGCTCATCTGCCTGGACGCGGACTTCGCCGACGAGAGCCTGTGGGACGTGTGGGAGCTGATGGTGGGCAAGGCCGCCCTGATGCACTCCAGCCACTCCAGCACACCGGAGAAGCCCCGCTTTCGGCTGGTGATACCGCTGTCACGGCCCGTGAGCGCTGCCGAGTATGAGCCCATCGCCCGCCGTCTGGCCGAGTGGGTCGGCATTGACGCCTTCGACGACACCACCTATGAGGCGGAGCGTCTGATGTACTGGGGAAGCTGCTGCGCGGATGCGGAGTACGTTTTCCGCAAATCCGAGAGCGAGGACTGGGTCAATCCTGACGAGGTGCTGGCCACCTATGAGGACTGGCACGACATGCGGCAGTGGCCAACCAGCTCAAGGCAGAACGAGGTCGTCGTCCGCATGGGCAAGGTGCAGGGCGATCCGCTTACAAAGCCAGGTGTAATCGGAGCCTTCAACCGGGCCTACAGGATCACCGAGGCCATTGAAAAGTTCCTGCCTGACGTTTATTCGCCTGCCGGTGACGGGCGTTGGACCTACAACGGCGGCACGACTACAGGCGGCGCTGTAACCTACGACGATGACACCTTTATCTACAGCCACCACGACACCGACCCCATCAGCCGAAGGCTGTGCAACGCCTACGACATGGTGCGGCTGCACCTGTTCGGCCAAATGGACGTCGGGAGCGAGGAGGACATCGGCAACCTACCAAGTGCCAACGAGATGAAACGGCTGCTGCAAAACGACCCCAAGGTGGGCGCGGAACTGGCCAACAGCGTGATGCGGGCAGACCCGACCGACGTCTTCGACACTGTCCCGGACAGCGGAAGGGTGTTCGACGGCGACCTGTCCGAGCAGAACATCGCGGCCAAGCTGGTGGATTACTGCAACAACTGCCTGCGCTACTCCAAGCCCTTCGGCTGGCTGTACTGGGATGGCGTGAAATGGGTAACCGACGCCGACATGGAGGCCACCCTGCTCATCCACAGCTTTAATGACCGCAACTACGCCGACGCGATTGTGCAGATGCGGCTGGCCGCAACCAAGGAGGATAAGGCCGCCGCCAAGGCTGTGCTGCAAGCCGTCACCAAGATGCGGTCAGCGCCTGGCATTTCCCACCTGCGGGAGATTGCCAAGGCCAAATTGTACGAAAGATCACCCGAGTCCTACGACACCAATAGCTGGGAGCTTAACACTCCTGGCGGGATTGTAGACCTGAAGACCGGCGAGATCAAGCGCAACGAGCCGAAAGCCAAGCACACCAAGTGCACCGCCTGCACTCCTGGAGGCGCTGGGGTGAAGAAGTGGCTGTCCTTCATCGATTACATCACAGCGGGTGATTCCAGCCTGGCCGAGTACCTGCAGACCCTGTGCGGCATGGCCGCTGTGGGCGCGGTGTATGAGGAGGGCCTGGTCATCACCTACGGCGACGGCGGCAACGGCAAGAGCACGTTCTTCGACGCTCTGAGTCGTGTGCTGGGAGACTACGCCAAGGCGGTCAACGCCGACGTGCTGGTGGCCAACGCCTATGGCAAAGTGGATCAGTCCTACATTGCCGCGCTGCGCGGTGTGCGGCTGGCCATCCTGGGCGAGACCGACGAGGGAGCCATGCTGGGGGCTGCCCAGCTCAAACGGATCACATCCCGGGATATAATCTCCGCCAGAGCCCTGTACAAGGACCCCATTGAGTTCATCCCGACCCACACGACGGTGATGCACACCAACCACCTGCCTCGTCTGGGATCGCTGGACGGCGGCGTGAAGCGCCGAATCGCGGTAGTTCCCTTCACCGCCACACTGGCTGCTGGCAAGGCCATCAAGGACTACAGCCGGGTGCTGGCTGAGGAATGCGGCCCTGCCATCCTGCGGTGGATCGTCGAGGGTGCTGTGCGGTTTTACACCGCTGGATGTAACCTGGAGAAACCACTGCGGGTGAAGCAGACCACAGACGAGTACATTACAGGCGAGGATGTAATCGGCCAGTTCATCGACGAGTGCTGCGAGCTGAGGGCGGATGTGACAACCACAAGCCGTGACCTCTATGACTCCTACCAACGGTGGATGAACGGCCAGGGCTTGCGGCCCTTCAGCGAACGTGCCTTCGCACAGGCCATGATGCGGCGTGGCTTTGAGCGTGGTCGCACCTCAACTACCCGGTTCTGGAAGGGCATCGATTTACTCGAAATACTGTAAAAGGCCGCCCGGTGACACCTTATGACCCTTTTTACTATAACTTTCGCATATGAGGCTTTTAGAACCCCTATAGGGAAAAGTTTAGTGATTTAGCGTCAGTACATGTCACCGGGGCCAATTCTGAAAGGAGAAACATCATGGAAGTCAAGTTTACCCCTATGTATCACCTCTTTATCTGCAAGACCGGGTCGCGCACCCTGTACATCCGCGCACAGAATATCCTGGCCTATCAGTACATGCACGATACCAACACGACCCACGTGTGGGTGAAGGGCATTGATGGTCCGTTCCGGATGGACGGCGACCACCGGGATGCACTGGCAGAGGCGATCCTGCACGACAACACACGGAAGTATGCGTGAATCATCGATTGAGCGGGCGCTGGTGCGCGGGGTGCAGGCGCTGGGCGGCATGGCGCTGAAATTCGTCAGCCCAGGCAGCGCCGGCGTGCCTGACCGGATCGTGCTCTTACACGGGCGCGTGTGGTTCGTGGAGCTGAAGACCAAGACCGGGCGGCTGACTACACTCCAGCGCGTAATCCAGCAGCGCATCCGCGATCAGGGCCTGCCGGTGGTTACGCTCTACGGTGTAGATCAGGTAGAGGAGTTTCTGGAGTATCTGGAAGGAGGTCAACAATGACGACTGATATGGTGCTGAAGCTCACGCCGAGTGGTTACTGGGTGGTGAGTAAATGCTTTAAGAGCGGACACCGGGCTGGCTTTGTGGGTATACCGGAGGATCACCCGCTTTTCGGGCGGAGGGTGGATCATCCAGCCGTGCGGCAGATCACCACGCTGCTGGGGCCGGTCACCTACGCGGCTGGCGCGATCAACGGCTGGGATAGTGAGCTGTCCCCCATGTGGTGGTTCGGCGTGGACAATATGGCGGAGAAAATGCCGAGGGACACGATGAACGACGTCCTCAAAGCCTGCATGGGGCTGGCGCGGCAGCTGGAGCAGTACGACTGGCGAAAGAGCGGCGTCAAGGCTGACGTTGCTCTGGAATACATCGAGAACGCCGACTCACACGGGCACCTGATGACCCTGCTGCGGGCGGCTGGAGACGGCGCTGACGTGGCTGAGATGGCCGAGGAGGCACTGAGACGGGCAACGGTTGGAGGGCGTGACGATGGAGCTGTGGAGTTACCAGAAACAGGCGGTTAAGTGGATCCTGGATCACCCGAGCTGCGGCCTCTTCCTGGAGATGGGCCTGGGCAAGACGGTGACTACACTCACCGCTGTAAAGGAGCTGCTGGACGACTTCGCGATTACGCGCTGCCTTGTAATCGCGCCGCTGCGGGTGGCGGCGACGGTGTGGCAGGAGGAGGCCGCCAAGTGGGAGCACCTGGCCGGGCTGCACGTGGTCAAGGTGCTGGGCAGCCGTGAGGAGCGGGAGGCCGCGCTGCGGGAGGACGCCGACGTCTACGTCATCAACCGGGAAAACACCGCGTGGCTGGTGGATTACTGGGCCAAGCGTAAACGCTGGCCCTACGACATGCTGGTCATTGACGAGCTGTCCAGCTTTAAGAGCGCCAAGAGCCAGCGCTTCCGGGCGCTGCGGCGCGTGAGGCCGCACGTGGATCGCGTCGTCGGGCTGACCGGCACACCAGCCCCCAACGGGCTGATCGACCTGTGGAGCCAGGTCTATCTGCTGGATCGCGGGGAGCGGCTGGGGCTGACGCTGGGCAGCTATCGCGCCAGATACTTTGACCCAGGCAGGCGGAACGCGCAGATCGTCTTTGAGTGGGTGCCCAAGCCGGGTGCCTATGCGGCCATCAGTCGCTTGATAGGCGACATCTGCATGAGCATGAAGGCCGAGGACTACATCGAGCTGCCGGACAGGATCGACGTCAACGTGCCTGTGGTGCTGCCAGATACGGCCAGGAGGGCTTACGAGACCCTCGAACGGGAATTTGTACTGCCCTACCTCGAAACGCCTATAACAGCCCAAAACGCGGCGGTTCTGACGGGCAAGCTGCTACAGCTTGCAAACGGCGCTGTTTACACCGATGCCGGTAACTACATGCTGGTGCACTCAGCCAAGATCGACGCTCTGGAGGACCTGATCGAGCAGGCCAACGGCCAGCCGGTGCTGGTGTACTACACGTTTAGGCACGACGCGGAGCGCATCATGCGCCGGATACCGCAGGCGCGGCTGCTGGCTACACCGGAGGATGTAAACGACTGGAACGCCGGGCGGATACAGGTGCTGCTGGCCCATCCGGACAGCGCAGGCCACGGCCTCAACCTCCAGCGCGGCGGGCATATCCTCATCTGGTTCGGCCTGACCTGGAGCCTGGAGAAGTATCAGCAGGCCAACGCACGGCTGCACAGGCAGGGACAGGAGAGGCCGGTTACAGTCTATCACGTAATCGCGGCGGGCACGATGGACGAGCGAGTTCTGGATGTGCTGGCCGGAAAAGACCTGCGTCAGGAGGCGCTGATCAATGCAACCAAAGCTGTACTGGTACGGTATCAGGGACAAAGTTCTGGAGCTGAAAAAGCTGCAGGAGCAGATTGACTATTATCAGGAGCAGGCAGATGCCGTGGGTCAGGGCTATGTGTCCATGATGACGCGGAGGCAACCCGGATATAGCCGGGTGGAAAACGTGGCGGTTCGGCTGGCCGACGCAATCACAGCCTACGATGTAAAACAAAAGGCCTACGCCCCAGAGCTGGAGCGGGCCAAGTGGATTATCTCTAAAATCAGGAGCCCTCACAGCCGCAAGCTGATGACCCTGCGATACATCGAGGGCAAGGACTGGCCGGAGGTGGAGGCCCTCATGGGCTATGATAACATCATGAGTCTGTACAAGGCCCATGGGCGGGCGCTTATTTACGCCGACCCGTACACCCCAGACCCTTGACCTGTCCATCAGTTTCGGATAAAATGTGTATAGTGCATAAAAAGGCGAAACCCGTTGCAGGGTCTCGCCTTTTTGCGTACTCAGGGGATCAGGTCGTCGAGTGTCAGGTTAAGCACTTCAGCCAGTTTCCTGAGCTTTTCAAGCGGCACGGGTCGTGTGTTCTTTTCCCAGCGATGGACGGATACCTCTGCGGAAGCGCCTTCATAGCCTAACAGGTATCCAAGCTGTGCCATCGTGTAGCCCTTCTTCGTTCTTGCTTCCCGGATGATCGCGCCAATGTCTTTCTCTTCCATGATCACACCTCCTCGTGTAATCATACATCAGCCCAGCATGGAGCGCAAGAAGAGAATTACAAGGCCGACTGTAATCACACGTTCCAGCATCAATACCCACACCTCACAATCTTGCGGCGGTCGCCGGTGGCCAGCTCGCGCATCTGCACGGTGCAGTGCTCGACACGCTTTACATCCTCGGCTGTAAGTGAGACAGTCTCACCCTCGTCGTCGTGGTCCACGATGATCAGAGTGCCCACCAGCATCGGGCGGCTGTTTACATCGATGGCTGTAATCCGGGCGTCGTCCTTCAGCAGGCCTTCGTCGTCACAGATCACATCCAGGTACTTCCCGGCAAAGCGCCGGGAGACAATGTCGATGGTGTCACAGCCAATAATGTCGTAATAGGTCTGCAGGTCGTTGTTGATGTTTCTAACCTCGGTCGTGCCGTTGGCGTTTACGATGTAAGCTGTAATCATGGGTGTTCCTCCTCCTCAGCGGGCGACGGCGGTGAAGCCGGTCGCGGGTCGTACATAGACACGGTTTTCGTAGCTGTGGTTGGAATAGATGACTTCCCGGTCATCCCTGACCCAGCCTGTGCCAGTGCGCAGGATAGTTCCAGCGGCGTTAAGGATAGCCATGCGGCTGTTGCCGGTGGTCAGTTCGATCAGATCAGCAACGCGCGGGTCGGCCAAGTCAACAACTGGATCACGGATCAGAGCGCCAAGATACCGGGTGATGTACAGCGCTGTGTCGCTGTACTCGGTGTTTCGCTCAGTGGTGCAAGGGATGATGCCATTGTGGGCAATGCCTACCGAACAGGTCAGATCAAGCGCCTTCATATGGTTAAGATTGCGGGACAGCGGGAACGGATGCGTCATCTCGGGATTTACACCGGCCTGTGTAGAGATGCGGAAGTGGTACACGACGGGGTCAGCAGGGGTAAAGCGTTCAGCCTTGACGGCCTGCCAGAAGTCCTCAAAGGTCATGAAGCCCTTGTGAATCGTGACGATGCCGTCACGGGCGAACATGTAACCAGCGCCGTGGGGATTGTTGCGGAAACAGGTCTGCAGGGTCTCCTTGGTGGGCTGTTTGCAGCCCTTCTCAGATACAGCGATCACACACATGGTTTACATCCTCCTCTGTAATTCAGTCATCAAAGGCATAAGTGCCGTTTGCGCGGAAACAATTATTCCAGTATTCCGCCAGGTTGCGCGCCTCCTTGCGGGATGCGCACAGGTGATAGCTTCCGTCCTTCATTTGGCACTCCAGCGCGCTGCTGGACGTGAGACACCAGGCGTGTGCATAGTGTGTTCCGTTTTCAAGGGTTACAGTGTGCACTGTCCAGATTTTCATGTTTACATCCTCCTCTGTGATCATTCGGGAATCATCTCCCGGCTACAAGGCACGGTTTACGTCGTGCCCTGTAACCGGAAGGCGGTTGCCTTCCAGGTTTAGCCCCCAATCTTCAGTCCAGGCGTATAGCCGATTGCTTCACGAATCTGCCGGGTATCCAGGTTGTAGATCACAGCACCGTCCCAGCCGTTGCGGAGATAATTACGGGCGATTTTCCGGGCGGCGGTCAAGGTCTTTACGTCCTCTTTAGCGTCATAGCCGCTATCGTCGCAGTAGGTGACTATTTCATACATGGTTTACACTCCTCTCTGTAAGTCACAAGTCCAGTGCAAGGATAAATCGCCGTTGGCGTGCTTGCGGGCCTTTTCAAAGCCCTTTGCAATTGCTTCCTGCTTGCTGTTCGCCTTGACGGTAAAGCTCTGACGCTTCCCGCTGTTATCACTGATGCTGAATACCCACTTGTACATCGTTTACACTCCTCTCTGTAATCACAGGACATCACAGTACATGCCGCGACGGGCGCTGTAGCCGGAAACCTGCATGATGTAGCGGTCGTCGGTGTTGATCATGATGCCATTGACGGTCTTGTCCAGCTTGACGGTGGCGGCGTTATCAGCCAGCTTTACAAGCTGTTCTGTAATCTCAGCCTTGCTACCCAGAAGGGTTCGGTCACAGGTGTGGTGCATGGCTACACCGTAGGGTGTAATCTCATTGTGCCAGAGACTTGCGTGAATGATCATGTTTACACTCTCCTCTGTAGTTTGTTCCCTGCCTATCGTTGGCAGGTTACAGGGTTTGCTGTAGTTGCAAGCCCTGTAACCTGCCCGCGATTTACGCGGGCGGTTGTAGTTTAGATGTAGGCAAGAAGATTTTCATCCGTGATGCTTTCAGCGGCTTTACAAAGGTCTTTGTAGTTACGCCGCGGATGTTTTTCGTTATCAAGGTCAACCCACTTTCCAAGGCCATTAGCCTCCATTACACCCTCCGTCAAGCCAGGACGCCAGACTTGCAGATGCAGCTGGATCCTATAATTTCCTGAAGGCGTTTTCCATGTGCATCCATACTCATTGTGGTGGGTAATGTAGTTTTCGGTGAAGACGATTCGCGCTTCCAGCTTGCGGCCATTGTCCAAGTCGATTACCCGCCGCACTGTTTTTTCACTCCAGATTAGATAGCTGCGCAGGTCGAAGCCCCACTTTCCCGGTGCTTGCTTATCCAGCTTTACTGCCTGTTCGCGTGTGATGGTTGCCATTGCTTTGTCCTCTCTTTCTGTTCGTCGGTGTTCCTGCTTATCGTTGGCAGGTTACAGGGTTTGCTGTAGTTGCAAGCCCTGTAACCTGCCCGCGATTTACGCGGGCGGTTGTAGTTACAGCAGGTCTTCAGGCTTGACCGTGGCGCGGATTGCCTCAACCTGTTCCGTGGTGATGGTGTCATACTGTTTGCAATAGGTGCTGATTCGGTCAAACACGTACTGATTGCAACCGGAGAAGATTTTCACCAGGTCATCGCAATCTTTCCAGCTAATGGAACGGACGCGCTTGACAAGCCAGAAAACAGATTCCATCGTGTTGCGGAAGCAAGCAAAGTTTTTCTGACCACCGGGAAGTCTCAGCTCGATGCGGCCTGCGCTGTAGTGCGAACCGTTGAAGCAGTTGCCGTGCGAGCTTGACATGTGATGCAGGTCGAGGTTACGGGCGTTTTCGTAATTCATCACTGAGCAATAGTGGGTCGGGCCGTTGCGATAGAATAGCCTCCGCATGAAGTCGTAGTGCCGATTTACGATGTAGTACAGCTTGCGGATTGCCTCAGCTTGTGTTTCCTCAGTCTTGCCAAAGCAGGCGTTTGAAATGTTCACGTGCATGCCGCAATTTCCGTTGTCGCAACCAATGCCAAGGCCCTTGAAATAGGTGTCATACATCAGTTTGAAGTTGCGATAGTTGTTCCGGATGAATTGTTGCGTCATAACCTGCGTGATACATTCAGCGGAGGAAGAACCGCCCAAAGAACCGTCGTGCTGAAGTTTGAACAGGTCAGCAGGGAAATGGGAGAAAACGACGTTGTTGAGAACCTCAGCAAGTACAGTCGTGTTTGTAATCGTAGAGCACTCAGACTCAATCTCAAGGCCATAGCCCTGCAACGGCTGACCGTCAGGACGGCGGAAGTTTTCATCAAGAGAGATGAAGCGGTCAGAGGTGAAATACTTGTTAGAAGTGAAACCGGCGTAGGCGTAGGACTCATAGTCGTGGTAGTTGCCGCCTTCATGGTAGCCCTGTACGTGGGAAAGCTGTACGGTTTTAGTGGTCTTGCATTCTTTGCGCATGGTGTTTACCTCTCTTTCTGTTCGTCGTTGTTGTGTTTCCGAACCGTTCGGTTCAGCGTGATTGCAGTATAGCACAACCAAACGGTTAAGTCAAGGGGCAACGATTTGGTTCGGTTTTCGCCGGTGCTTCACACGCGATATGCTATAGAAGGAATTTCGCGCTGTGGTGTGTAGGGCTCAGCGTTTGCGTGTGTTGCCCCCTGCCGGGCTGCGCGATTACAGCACCAAACGTAACCGCACAATCTCCTAATCTGTAGCCACAAAGTAGCCACAAAGCACAGCTATTCCCTAATTACGTTATCAACTGTAACCACAAGATATTGCGGTTTTTTGCTGTAGCCACCACAACATGTAGTGGTGTGACAGCCCAAAATAAAAAGGAGAGCGGCCGCCCCGCCCCCCGTGCAGCAACCCCCGGCAGGGGAGGGGGCAGGCGGACCCCCGGGGGCGGAATCGTGGTCGGGTCCGCGCCGCGCGCTCTCCCCCTATATAAATACATATACACACCGGCACACCTTGCCGC